CACAGTAGTTGCGCCAGCCACTAGGTCTACCTCTCCAAAAAAAGTCAGACTTACGCCAACGCAGTTACAACTGGCAAAGAAATTCAATCTAACCCCAGAGCAATACGCTCGTGAACTTACAAAATTGGAGTCCAAAAATGGCTGAAAATAGAAAACCTCGTGAAATAGAAACTCGTCAACAATCAGTGCGTCCAGAGGCATGGAAACCACCAGAGTTGTTGCCAGAACCAGATAAGCAAGCAGGTTTTGCATATCGTTGGATTAGAGTCTCTACTTTGAATAGTGCGGATCCCCGCAATCTCTCTGCCAAACTCAGAGAAGGATGGGAACCTGTTAGGGCTGAGGAACAACCTAAGTTTCAACTATTAATTGACCCCAATAGTCGTTTTAAAGACAACATTGAGATTGGCGGATTGTTGCTTTGCAAAACTCCAGAAGAATTCGTTGAACAACGTAATAACCATTATCAAGTTCAAGCCGAAAATCAGATGGATGCTGTAGACAATAATCTTATGCGCCAAAATGACCCAAGGATGCCTCTCTTTAACGAGAAAAAATCTACGGTAAGTTTTGGCAAAGGTAATTAAATTTAATTAGGAGTTATAAATGGCTTATCCTACCGTTTCAGGCCCTTACGGGTTTCAACCGATCAATTTGATCGGTGGTCAGGTATTTGCTGGTTCAACTCGCTTAATCCCCATTGCTTCAGGCTCTGGCACATCGATTTTTTACGGTGATGTCGTGCGTCTAAACACTGGTGGCACACTAAGCAAAGTTTCAACCACAGCTACCGCAACCGATGCCGTTGGTATTTTCTTGGGTTGTCAGTTCACAAACCCAACTACCAAACAATTGTTGCAACAACAGTATTACCCAGCTAGCACAGTAGCTTCTGACATCAATGCTTTTGTATTAGATGATCCAGATGCATTGTTCAAAGTTGCGGTTACCGCTGCTGGTACATCAACAATGTCTGGCGTAACACGCGCAGCAGTTGGTCTAAATACAGCTTTAATTTTGACTACTGGCAGCACAACCACAGGCGACTCTTTAGCATCTATTTCTGCAACTACAGCAGGTACATCAACTTTACCAATTCGTATTGTTGACGTAGTTCCAGAGACAGTTAATGCATCGGGTTCTTATACTGAAGTTATTGTTAAATTTAACTTTGGTATCCATACTTACTACAGCGCTACTGGTGTAGCTACTGCAGCTTAATAGGAGCTATAAATGGCTATTTCACGCGCACAACTACTGAAAGAGTTGCTCCCAGGATTGAACGCTTTGTTCGGACTTGAGTATGCAACGTATGGTGAACAACACAAAGAGATCTACAATACTGAGACCTCTGAACGTTCGTTTGAAGAAGAAACAAAACTGTCTGGCTTCTCCGCTGCACCTGTCAAAAACGAAGGCTCCGCTATTCGTTACGACAATGCTCAAGAGGCTTTCACAGCACGTTACAACCACGAAACTATTGCCCTTGGCTTTAGCTTGACTGAAGAAGCAATCGAAGATAACCTCTACGATTCTTTGTCAGCTCGCTATACAAAGGCTTTGGCTCGTGCTATGGCTTATACCAAACAGGTTAAAGCTGCTGCTGTATTAAACAATGGATTTACTAACTCTGCCGCTTATTACGGTGGTGATGGCGTTCCTTTGTTCAGCACTGCTCACCCATTGGTATCTGGCGGTACAAACAGCAACACTCAGGCTACAGCTGCTGACTTAAACGAAACTTCTTTGGAAGCTGCCGTTATTCAGATCGCTGCTTGGACTGATGAGCGTGGTTTGTTAATTGCTGCTAAACCTAAGAAATTGGTAGTTCCACCTGCACTACAGTTCGTTGCAACTCGTTTGCTTGAAACTCAATTGCGTGTTGGTACAACCGATAATGACATCAATGCTATCGTAAACAATGGTTCGATCCCAGATGGTTATACAGTTAATAACTACCTGACCGATACCAATGGTTACTTCCTAACAACTGATGTTCCAAATGGTATGAAACATTTTGTTCGTACTCCTTTGAGCACTGGTATGGATGGTGACTTTGATACTGGTAACGTTCGTTACAAGTCTCGTGAGCGTTACAGCTTCGGCTGGTCAGATCCACTCGGAATGTGGGGATCACCAGGCGCTTAATCAGCACCTTAGCGTTATAGAAGACCCCGCCCAAAAAGCGGGGTTTTTTCTTTATAAATGTTGCACAAAGTTAAAAAAGTAGTATGATTAACATATCTGGGTTATACCAGCCTATTAAACTGCACCCAGCAGACGATATACCGATTAATAGGTTTAACTTGTATATAGGAGATTCTTATGGGATTCGCTACTCACCTAGGCCCTTGGCTATTAGGCACAAACCGCTATACTTCTGGCACAACTGCTGCTTTAACAGAAAATTTAGGTACTACAGTTGTTTCACAATCTGCTCCTGTTGTTTTTGGTACATTGACTGGAAACTTATTTGCTGTTCCTGCTGGCTCACAAATTGTGGACGTTAAAGTAGTTACTACAACCGTATTTAGTGCTGCTACAACTTGCGTATTAGATCTTGGTGGTACAGCATTTACCACTACTGGTACTATCACTAGCGTAGGCTCTGTAGCTTTAGGTGCTAACGCAACCACTCCTGGTGGCTGGTTAAACGTAGGATCTTCTGACATATTTGTTTCCTACACATTGGCTGGTACTGCTTTGTCTACTGGTGCGGCAACTATTATTGTTACCTATGCAGTTCGTGGTTCTGATGGTGCTCAAGGTCCTACAGGCTCACAAAATTAATCTTACGGGTTAGGGTTTTCCCTAACCCACTTAAATCTTTAGGAGATTAATTATGACAATGCAATATGACGTTAAGCAAGCGCATTTAAACTCTAGCGGGTATCTAGTTAAATATCCTGTTCGTGTTAAAGGTCTATCATTTACAGGTAGCGCTTCTGCTGGCTATGTAGTTCTATTTGATACTTCTTCAACACCTGTATCCTCTAGCGTAACTTACGCACAATCTGGTACAACCGTAACGGTAACTAAAACATCGCATGGGCTGGCTACAGGGGATATTATTGGTATTCACTTTGCATCAAATTCTGGGGTTTCTGCTACAGACGGTACTTATAGCATTACTAGAGTGGATGCAAATTCGTTTACACTTACAGACATCAACTCACGCACAATTACAAGTACCGCAGCTATATATGTTGTAGGCAGATGGTTGGCTACTTATGAGACTGTAGCTACTGATTTATTTAATAATTCACCTGCCATTCCAGGCGAAGGCATAAAAGTTGACACAGGTGTTTACGCTGAAATGTCTAATTTGGACGCAGTAAATATTTACTACGGATAAAAAATGTCAGAAACGACTCAAGCGCAGGGTTCATATGATTTAGTAGGGCGGAAGATTATGTTAGGTCTTCCAACTTACGACTTTAAAGTGACTGCAAAGCTAGCCATATCGCTAGCTTCTTTTTGCGTTCAAGCACAAAGACATGGGGTAGATATTCAGATCTGCAATATTTCTGGGTGCTCCGTGGTATCTCGTGTACGAAACCTAATTGCTAAAGACTTCTTAGACTCAGACTGCACTGACCTCATGTTTATTGACTCAGACATTAACTTTGATGCTGAAGACATTTTTCGCCTGATGGCGTGGAATAGTGACCCTAAAAAGGGTATCGTAGCTGGAATCCCAGTAGCCCGTAAAAAAGGCAAGGTCTATATCTCTACACTAGATACCGACGAAGAAGAAAACATTCTTATGAATTACATGGGTTTGGTTAAAGCCAAGCGCGTAGCTACCGCCTTTATGATGATCCGTAGAGAAGTGTTCGAGAAACTACGTGATGCCCATCCAGAATGGGTTTACCATGATGAAAAGAAAGTTGGAGACGAAGTAATTGCTTTCTTTGACTTTGCTCTTAAAGACGGTCAGTACATTGGGGAAGACTTTTTGTTCTGTGACCGTGCAAGAGAACTAGGTTACGAAGTATGGATTGACCCTACAATTAAGTTGGGTCACATGGGAATGGAAGAATTTGCTGGAGCTTTTGGCGAAGACTACTTATACCCGTTAATGAAATCCATTGAGTCCAAAAAGGATGCTGCGTAATGGTTACCAAAAAGAAAACCCCTTCTTTAGCGATAGGTCGTGGTGAGAAGCTTCCAGTATCTAAGGGTGCTGGACTTACAGCTAAAGGTAGAGCAAAATATAATGCAGCTACAGGCTCAAACTTAAAAGCTCCACAGCCCGAAGGTGGCGCTCGTAAAAAATCATTCTGCGCCCGTATGTCTGGGATGCCAGGTCCAATGAAGGACGAAAAAGGCAGACCAACCAGAAAGGCTGCCTCCCTTGCGAGGTGGAAATGTTAGATATGATGGAACTTTGGACGGGTGGGCTAACTATATTTGTAGCCCTAATTGGATATATGATGCACGAAAAGTTTAACGACTTAAAACGCATTGATATTTTATTAAACAAAACAAGAGAAGAGGTGGCTCGTGATAACGTTACTAAAGCAGAAGTTGATCGCATTATGGAACACATTGATTCAAGGTTTAACAAACTTGAAATTAAAATTGATGAGCTTATTCGGAAGTAAATAATGCCAAGTGTATCTAAAAAACAACACAATTTTATGGAAATGATTGCCCATAGCCCCAAAATGGCTAAAAAAGCAGGAGTTCCACAATCCGTTGGCAAAGATTTTGCCGCTGCTGATAAAGGCAAAAAATTTAAAGAAGGTGGAGCTATGAAACCAGTAGATACAAAAAAAAA